TATGACGAGTCAAATAAGTTTTACTTTATGTCTGGTCAAAAAGAAACTAGATTAAGAACACATTTACCATTATTAATGCATCAAGCAGATCATATGGCTGCTCAAATTGAATTTGAGTTGTGGAATAATTCAGCTAATCCTTCTTCTAAACCAGCAAATGCTACTAAAGGTGATAAAACACTTAGAACAGCTAAAAAAGTAAATGCACAAAATAACCCAAAATTAGCGTCAGCAACATTAGATGTTATAGATTCATTCTTTAAAGATTAAATATGATAACACTTAGTATAATATTAACAGTAGTTATAACGGCTTCTGCCTTTATAATTAGAAATTTATTTAAACAAACTGAAAGATTAGAAGACATTAGAAAAGAATATGAGGATTTTATCTCTAAACAAAGTGAAGCTATTAATGCTTGTAATGAAAGATTAAATCAAATAGACGATAAAGGAATATTTCGTTCTGATGATGAAATTGGCTGGTTTTTTAGAGAATTAAAACAAATTCAAGAAGCTCTAAACGAGTTTACCGTTAAATAAAAATTAGTAAAAACCACATGTCAAATAAACTTAAGTATGCCCCTAGTCCTCCCCCAGAACCAGAAATTGTAGATTTACCTGAATTAGGACCAAAAAAAAGAGGAAGAAAAAGAACAAAAAAACAATATTTTACCCCAGATACTGATGCAGCTATAAAAGAATACTTAGCTTCATCTAATCAAGATGATAGAGATACTATATTTAAAGATAGAATTTGGTATCCTTTTTATAAATTAGCTGAAAATTTAATTCATACATTCAAATTTTACTACACAGAAGTAGATGATTTAGAAGATTTAAAACATGAAGTAATTTGTTTTCTTTTAGAAAAATTAGATTATTTTAAACCCGAAAAAGGTACTAAAGCATTTAGTTATTTTTCAATTGTAGGAAAAAATTATCTTATTCTTTATAATAATACTAATTACCAAAAGAAAAAACAAAAAGTAGACGTACTAGCAGCAGATGAGGATGATGGTGTTTTACGTCAGTTGGGTAGAGACGGACGTAAACAAGAAATAAAGGATTTTATAGATTATTTTACATTATATACAGACAAACACATGTTTACTATGTTTAAAAAAGATAAAGATAGAAAAGTATGTGATGCTATTAATACCTTATTTAAACGAAGAGAAAATTTAGAAATATTTAATAAAAAAGCACTTTATATTTACATAAGAGAAATGACTGAAGTAGATACTCCTGTTATTACTAAAGTAACTAAAAAATTAAAAGTATTATATAAAAGTTTACATAATGAATATATAGATACAGGATACGTAAGAATCTAAAAAACTCCATATTTATAACAAAACAATATGGATTCATTAAATCAAGTAATATTTGACGATAAATCTTTTGGAGATTTATTAAAAGAAATACACGGTAATCAAAAGAAAAAGGCAACTCAATTAGCATCTTTAATCGCTGAATTGCGTCCTTTAGTTCAATCTTTAGGTGATGCTACTGTTGTAGTTCCATTAATAAAAGAATACATGGAAATAAGTGTTAAAAATGACGACCAACTAATTAAGATGGCGGCTATTGTACAACGTTTATCTACAGGTGCTGCTTCAACAGGGGATGGAGGATTATTAACAGCTGAAGAAATGGACCAACTAATGGATGTAGCAGAAGAAATAGCAAAAACAGTTGAAGAACCTAAACAAATAGATTCACCAAAAGAATTATAAAATGTCACAAGTTGCTGTAAGAGTTAAAGATATTATTCTAAATATAGAACATCCTCAAGCAATTAATTTTGGGGGATATGATGCTATAGGTACTATTTTTTTTACTAAATTAGATGATAATACACCTTTAGAACAAGTATGGACAAATATAAATAATACAGCTAGACCTATTTTTTCATTTTTAAAAAATTATCCTTTAAAAAATGAAATAGTATTAATAATGTCTTCTTATGATAAAAACATATATAGCACAGGAGGTTTTACAAATTATTATTTTCCTAATTTAAATATATGGAATCACCCACACCATAATGCTCTTCCTACTACAAAAGGAATATCAGATGATACCTCTAAAAGAGATTATAAACAAACAGAAAATGGATTAGCAGTAAGACAAATAGAGGATGAAGGTACAAATATAGATTTAGGAGATTATTTTAAAGAACAAACAAAAATTAAACCTCTTTTACCTTATGAAGGAGACACTATAATAGAAGGTAGATTTGGAAATTCAATTCGTTTTGGTTCTACTAATATAGGTGAAAGTATATTAGAAGAAAATAAAAATAGATGGAGTGATAATAGTACAGTAGGAGATCCTATATTAATTATTAGAAATGGCCAATTAGAAGAAACAGATGGTAAAGGATGGGTACATTCTATAGAAGATATAGACGATGATGCATCTAGTATATATTTAACATCTAATCAAAAACTAGATAAATTTATACCTGCTTCTATTTACCAAAAATCTTTTGGAGCTAATTTAAAACAATCTGAAAATATAAATACTTTACTAACAGACCCACCTTTAAATATTATAAGTGAACCAGAAATAGAAGAACAAGAAATATCAGATGAAGAAGAACCAATATTAAATTCTCCACCACCAGTTGTTGAAGAAGAAATACTTGAAGAAGAAATAATACCAGAAAATGTAGCATATTATGATGTAGCTCCTTCAGATAATAATGTAATAGATAAAGATACAGAGATAGAATTAGATGAAAAATCAATAAAATCAATAGCTGATTATAATATAACATCTGAAGAATTAGATAAACCTTTAGGATCTTTTTTTATAGAACCTACTCCAGCTATTTCAGACCAAACAGATTTAGAACAATATACCCCTTAAAATTATGGCAAATTTTTTTTCATTAAAACAATGTATATATTCTTCAACTTTAGATAAAAATAGTATTTTTTATTGTGGGGATGAAGAAGCTAAATTAATAGGGGGGAATGTCCCTGGAGATGATTATACACCAGACAGACCTGATCTTGAACAAGAAACTATTATTACAAATATAAATAATCTTATGAATAAATGTGTTAATCCTATAAAAGCACGATGGCCTGATGTAGTTATAACTTCAGTTTATAGAAGTAAATCTTTAAATAAATATATAGGGGGAGTTGATGAAAGTCAACACATGTATGGATATGCATCTGATTTAGTAAGTATTAATAAACATAAGTCACATGAAATATTTAATTGGGTTATTGATCAAGGTATAGATTTTGATCAAATGATTTGGGAATTTCCTGAAAAAGGTAATGGGATAAATGGTTCTTGGGTTCATATATCTTATAAAAGTGGTAATAATAGAAAAAAAACTTCATTAGCTTCTAAATCATCAGATTTACATAAAAAATATGGAGGAGTTCAAATAGGAGAATACCAACATGATATAAAAAGAGCATATCCTGAATATATAATGGAAGAATCTGAAAATGTAGTACCTCCTGTATCTAAACACCCAAATGCAGATGAAGTAGTAGGAAATAATGGATTTTATGTAACTATAAAAGATCAAATAAGGGGCAATACACAGGTAATATATGTTGAAGTTAAAGATGAAAATATGAATATAATATATACATCTGAAACATATGCTTATAAAAAAGGTATGGAACAACCTTTAATAAATCAAGCTAAAAAACAAATATAAAATGAGTTATAAACCAGACGCCCCAGAAATATATCAAGGAAAGCAAGTAATAATAAATTCAGATAGATTATTATTTAATGCTAAAGACGATGCTATTCTTTTATTTTCTAATAAAGCAATAGGATTTAGTACTAATGGTAGTATTCATTTTGATACTAGTGATAAAAAAGATGGAGATAATGCAAGTAAAGTAGTAATAAATTCCCCTAATATTTATTTAGGATTAAAAAGAGAATATGGAGAAGATATATTACCTACAGAACCAGCAGTATTAGGAGATTATTTAGGAGATATATGGTTGTTAGATTTATTAGAATGTATGGAAGGATTAATTGATGATTTAGTTACAAAAGTCGCATTTATTACAACAGCCCCTGGAGCCCCAACAGGTCCTAATCCTTCAAATAAAGTAATGTTATCATTAAGAAAACAACAAATAGAAGATTTAAAAAATAATATTCAAAATTTTAAGAGTAAAATAACTAAAATAGCGTAAAATGTCATCAACTACAATAAGAAATTTAATAAACAGTCAAATAGATAAACAACTCTATAAAGTTAAAGGAGATTTAAGAAATCAAGGTACTAAACAAGTTCAAAAAGTAAAAGAAAAACTTCCTAATAAAGATGAACTTAAAGATAAATTTATATCTGATGCTTGTGATATTAAATCTCAAGCAAAAGTAACAAAAATATATGAAAAACTTATTAAACTTTTAGATAATTTACAAAAAATTCCTCAAAAAGGATTAGAAAAAACTCAAAATTTAAATAAAAAATTAAAAAAAATAAGAGATAAAATAATACCTAAAATAAAAAAAATATTAGAAATAATACAAGATATTTTAGTACCAGCTTTATTAATAGTAGTAATAGCGGCTGAAATAGCATTAGCAACTTCTTCAGGTCCTTTTGCTAATGGAAAAGTTATTGATTTTATGTCAGAGAAAAAAAGATTAATTCTTGGTAAAATAAAAGAATATGCAAAATTAGCACTAACAATAGTAGCGACTTTACCTGCAGTTCTTATTGCAATAGAAAAATTATTTAGCATTATGGAAGTTGTTATTATTGCCATTAAAGGCCTAATAGCAGTAATAACAAAATTAAAAGATTTTGCTATATTTTTATATAGAAATTATATTAAAAAGTGTAATGTACCTAATCAATCACCTACAGATAACGAAGGAAATATAAATGCTAATTTATTAGATGAACAAATTCAAATAGCTATAGATAAAGCAGCACAAGGAACATTAACTTCTGAAGACACAACAGGTATACGTGATAAAATGACTATATTATATAATGATCTCTTAACAGATTTAGAAATAGAAGGAAAAACAAAAATAATAGAAAGACTAATAAGAACAGAAGATGATCTTCAAACAAGTTATGAAGTAAAAACTGTACCATTACCTTAAAAAATTTTATATTTATTAACAAACACAATTAAACATGAAAGCAAAAACTTTTGAAAATCTAATTAGAAAAGTAGTTAGAGAAGAAATCGATTATGCGTTACGCAGAGAAATTAAATCACTTAAGGAAGATTTACGTGATGAATTAAAACCAACAATAGTAGAACACACTGAAAAAATAGTTGAAATTCCAAAAACAGTAAAAAATTCTTTAAAAGAAAAAATTATGGGTACAAATCCTATAATGAAAAAACAATCACCAAATTTAAATTACACAAAAAACACATCTTTAAATGCATTATTAAATGAAACAGCAAGGGGTGATACAAATGTAGAATCTGGAAATGCTCCTGTAAATTTATCACAACCATTTGCAACAGGAGCCCCATTACCAATGGACACAGCAGGTATACCAGAACCAGTAGCAAATGCAATGACAAGAGATTATAGTGGTTTAATGAAAGCAATATCTAAGAAAAAAGGAAAATAATAAATGCCTATAATAAATTCTACAAGAAGAATAAGTCCATTAGATATTAACAAAAATGTTAGTATAGGGGTTGCTTTTCCTTTAGATGATAATAATATGTTTGTAGGTACTCAAACCTTAAAAGAACAAGTAAAATCTAATTTATTAAATGTTTTATTAACTCAACCAGGTGAAAGAGTAAATGAACCTAATTTTGGGGTAGGATTAAAACACTATTTGTTTGAACAAAATGTAGACATAGATTCTTTAAATACATTAATAAATGCACAAATAAATTTTTACATACCTGAAATATCATTAATAGATACAGATATTAATTTTTTAGAAGATGAACATTTATTATTTATAAAAATAACATATAGTATTAATTCAGATAATACTACTGATGCAATACAACTTAATTTTAACCAATAATGGCTTACTCAAAAGTATCAAATAAAACACAAGATAAAGATGTAAAATATCTAAGTAAAGATTATAATTCTTACAAAAATCAATTAATGGATTTTGCAGAAGTATATTTCCCAAATAATTTTAATGATTTTAGTGAAGGAAATCCAGGAATGATGTTTCTTGAAATGGCATCTTATGTAGGAGATGTATTATCTTTTTACACAGACACACAATTAAGAGAATGTTTTTTATTATTAGCACAAGAAAAAGAAAATTTATATAATTTATCTTATGCATTAGGATATAAACCCAAAGTAACATCAGCTGCATCTGTTGATTTAGAATTATTCCAATTAGTTCCTTCTATAAATAAATCAGGAGAATATTTACCTGATTATAGCTTCACTTTAAATATAGAAGCAGGATCTACTTTTAATTCAACTGAAGGTTCTAGATTTTACACAACAGACGATGTAAGATTTGGTTTTTCTTCTTCTTTTGATCCTACAGTAACAAGTATATATCAGTTTGATTCATCAAATAACCCTGAATATTATTTATTAAAAAAGAAAGTAAAATCAATATCAGGAACTAAAAAAATAAAAACATTTACTATAGGTAGTGCTGAACAATTTAAAACATTAAGTTTATTTGATAAAGATATAATATCAATAGAATCAATAGTAGATTCAGATGGAAATAATTGGACAGAAGTTCCTTATTTAGCTCAAGATACTATATTTGAACAATTAAAAAATAATGCAGCTAATGATCCTGATTTACATCAATTTAATCAACAAACACCTTTTCTTTTAAAAATTAAAAAAACACCAAAAAGATTTGTAACACGTTTTAAACAAGATAATACGTTAGAAATTCAATTTGGACCTGGATCAACTAATAATTCAGATTCAGCAATAATACCAGATCCTAATAATATAGGTTTAGGAATTAATGATGGAAGAAGTAAATTAGATGTAGCATATGATCCTTCAAATTTCTTATATACTAAAGCTTATGGGGAAACACCTTCAAATACATCATTAACAATTACTTACATTGTAGGAGGAGGATTAAATGCAAATGTTAATTCAAATACTATAACAGAAATAGAAACTATATTATCTTCAAACAGAATTGGTTTAAATAGAGGAATGTTAACTTTTGTAAAAAGTTCAGTAGCAGTTAATAATGTAGAAGCAGCAAGAGGAGGAGGATCAGGAGAAACTGTAGAAGAAATAAGACAAAATGCAATGGCTAATTTTGCAGCTCAACAAAGAACAGTAACTAAAGAAGATTATTTAATTAGAACTTTATCTATGCCTTCTCAGTTAGGAAGAGTAGCTAAAGCTTATATTACACAAGATGATCAAATATCTCCACTAACAACAGAACCTAATCGTATTCCAAATCCACTAGCTTTAAATTTATATACTTTAGGATATGATAATAATAAAAACTTAACAAATCTTAATACAGCTACAAAAACTAATTTATCAACATACCTTGAACAATTTAGAATGCTAACAGATGCAATTAATATTAAAAATGCATTTGTAATTAATTTTTCTCTTGATTTTGAAATAACTTCTTTTAAAAATTATAATAATAATGAAGTAATTTTAAATTGTATTAATGAATTAAAAGATTATTTTAATATTGATAAATGGCAAGTAAATCAACCTATTATAATATCTGAAATAGAAAATTTAATAGCAGGAGTAATTGGGGTTCAAACAGTAGAAAAAGTAGAACTTATAAATAAAAATGGGGCATCATTAGGTTATTCACAATATAAATATGATTTTATGGGGGCTACTAAAAAAGGAGTAATATATCCTTCATTAGACCCAAGTATTTTCGAATTAAAATATCCAAACTCGGACATTAATGGTCGAGTAATAATTTATTAAAAATGGCATACTACTCAATATTTCCAGAAATAGACTCAACAATATATAGTCACCCAGACAGAACCTTTATGAATACAGGTAAAGATGAAATTTTAGAACTTGTAAAAGAAAGAGGAACTATTAATTCAAGACATCATCCTTCAAGAATTCTTATTAAATTTAAAAATGAAGAAATAAAATCTGTAATTTCAGATACAATTGGTTCTGCAAAGTTTAATGATGGAACAACAAAAGCAAATCTTCAACTAACAACTGTACAACCACAAACTTTAACTACTATTCTTAATATAGAAGCATTTGCTGTGTCTCAATCATGGCATGAAGGATCAGGTAGATATTCAAATTTACCTACAAGTTCTAATGGTTGTACATGGAAATTTAGAGATAACAATGTAACTCAATCACCATGGCCAACATCAAGTTTTCAAGCTGGAACTACAGGATCAATTATATCAGGAAGTGGATTAGAAAAAGGAGGAGGAAGTTGGTATACGGGTATATCTGCATCTGTAGATTTAAGTAGTGAATTTAATATGTCACAACAATTTTTAAATAGTGATAGTTTAGACATTGACATGGATGTAACTTCAATAGTACAAAAACACTCAGCAAGTTTATTTGCAGGAGATACTTATCCAACAGGTGTAGATAATAATGGATTTATTATAAAACACCCAGATTCAGTAGAAGAAAATACATCAAGTAGTTTTGGTGAGATGCAATATTTTTCAGTTGACACTCACACAATATATCCTCCAAAACTATGTTTTAAATGGGATGATAGTGTACACACTAAACAATCTGTATCTAAAAAAAGTGGAAGTTTAAATGTAACTTTATATAGAAATAAACAAGAATTTAATCAAAATGATGAAGCATTATTAAGAATTCATGTTAGAGACAAATACCCAACAAGAACATTTTCAACAACATCAAATTTTTTAAATGTAGGATATTTTACAACATCATCTTTTTATAGTGTAAGAGATGCTTACACTGAAGAAGAAGTTATTCCTTTTGATGATAACTTTACAAAAATGAGTGCTGATTCAGAAGGAATGTATTTTAAACTATATATGAAAGGTTTACAACCAGAAAGATATTATCGTATTTTATTTAAAAATAAAAATAATGATGGTATTACTATATACGATGATGATTATCACTTTAAGATAGTTAGATAATGGCTACTAAATCTAAAAATATAAGTCTTAAATCCAAATTTAAAGATAATACATCTAATTTATATAATAAACAAGATTTAAAAAATAATAAATTATCTAAGATAAAAGTATCTCTTCAAAAATCTAAAATAAAAAATAAAAAAGCAATAATTAGCTTAAATAAAAAAGTTTATAAAAATAAACAAACAACTGATTTTATAAATACTTCTTTTTCTGAACTTATAAAATCTAATCCTAATTATACTATACCTAAATTTTTTGAAGTTTATGAAAATTTATTTTATAATATTCCTAAAAAGGGAGAAAAATCTCATAATTCTTTAATTATACAAAGTCAAGAATATATAAATGATTATGTTGACCCTAAAGATTCTATAATAGAAAAATTATTATTAAAATTAGAAATAAAAGATGAAGAACTAAATTTAAAACAAAATCCAGAACCTAAAGAAAACTTATTTTATCCTAATGGTACTTTTTTACGTACACATGGATGGAATGCTGAAGTAGTAGAAGGAGTTCCTCAAGGCCTTCCTATTTGGGTTATGCATGAAGGATTAAAAAGAGAATTTAAAAGTTATGATGTTTATAAAATAGTTAAAAGAGCTCTTGGTTTTACTAATATGGCTTATGATACAGACAAACAAGAACTTTTAGGAGATAAAGACACTGATATAGTAGAGAGAGTACACACAACCGATTTAAATAATATCCCTACAGGAAAAGACATAACTTCAGATACTGATCTTAATGTACCACCAGGTCCAGATAGAGAAATAGACACATCATTAGCTAATATATTAGATTATTTTGCTGTAGATGTAACTTGTTTAGAAGATGGACCTATTGAAGGTTTTCAACAAGGAGTAAGTTATATCTCAGGTAGAGATGATTGTTTAGTAAGATTTTGGACACTTGATGGTACTAGAACTACTTCTCGAGGAATAGATAAGGGTGAGACAAAAAGAATATATTGGAGAAAAGATAATCCATCTTTTGACCCAACTGATGAATTAGGTGTTAATTCTGATTTACTTCGACAACAATTATTAGGGAGTAATGATGGTTTATTTGAAACATTTGGAAATATGAAATTTGATTACCATCATCCCGAAGAGCGACCAACTGAATATATTTTACATGGAATTCTAGAATTCCCTATAATTATTGAAGACACATTTGGGTGTACTGATTCAGAAGCATTTAACTATGATCCTGATGTTCTTTACGATAATGGAACTGGTATACCAGTAATATATGGTTGTGCAACTGAGGGTTATGCCAATTCTGATCCTGAAGCTAATACAGATG